TGAGGTCTACAGACCAGAGTCCTGTTGGGCGGCGATGAACCCCGCGACTGAGAACAACAAGGAGAAGGTCACATTTGAAGGCTACCACATCAGCCAGCTGCTCGTGCCATGGGTAGTGAAGACGCCAGAGGGATGGAAGGGACTGCTGGAGAAGCAGAAGCGTTACCCCCGGCAAAAGCTCAACAACGAGGTCTTCGGACTCTCCTACGACAGTGGCACGCGGCCCATCACCCGCGGCCAGCTGAAGGCCTGCTGCCGGGAAGAAGTTCGTCTAGCTGATTTTGAATACCACATGAAGTTTGCACACAGCCAGGACATCTTCGCTGGACTGGACTGGGGCACGGGCGAGAACGCCTACACCGTGATCTCCCTTGGGACGTACTTCGGCACGGGTGCTTTCAGCATCTTCTGGGTACATCGATTTGTAGGTGAAGATCTAGAGCCTCCTCGACAGCTCGATCTCATCTGCAGCATCCTCGCACGCTACAACGTCCAGATATGCGGCTGTGACTACGGAGGTGGCTTTGATCGCAATGATCATCTCATTCGTGCTTTTGGTCCGCAAAAGATTTTCAAGTACCAGTACAATCCCAATCAGAAGAAGGGGAAGATCTTCTGGCAGCCTCAGCTCCGCCGTTTCATGTGCCACCGCACGGAGGTCATGAGCGATGTATTCAACGCCCTCATCCGCAAGCAGATTGCGCTGCCGAACTGGGACGACTTCTACGAGCCCTATGGACAGGACATCCTCAACATCTTCAGCGAGTACAGCAAGCAGCTGCGTATGACGATCTACCAACACTCACCCGGCACCACGGACGATACCTTCCACTCTATCTTGTATTGCTTCCTAGCATCCATGATCAAGTACCCGCGGCCTGACATCATGGCTCCGCTGAAGGACACGGGCGAGGACTTCAAGCCCAGGCGCAGACGCTAGCTAATGAAGATCCAACCGGAGAACCCGGAGGACCTAGAAGTAGAAGGGGTTAACCATCAGGGGCACGGGTTTGGGAGGCTGGTAGCCCAACATCTCGGACATCACCAGTCGTTCCTCCCAGGTGATCGCCCAGTGACGGATCCTACCGTACAGCTCTCTGAGGGCAAAGCTGGCCGGGTCTTCTGGAAACATCCGGCAGACCGAAAGCCGACTCCTACCACGATCCTTTGGATCGAAGATGTGCAGCACATCTCCATCCATCTCCCACTGCAGCGCCCATCCCGAGAACCTGCTACACCTAGCAACAAGCACGTCCAACTTCTCACACATGTCTGCCTCCTAGAGGGGTATGCCCATCCTGCGCGCCTTGCTCTTGGCGCGCATTTTGGCCTCGTCCTCTATGTCCTTCAGAAGTCTGAGCATGGTGGAGAGTTCGGCGGGCGTGAGGACATCCCAATCGATGATGTAGTCCCTCCCCGTCGAACTCCGGATCTGCGCCTTGATGGCGTGGATCAGTTGTTCTTTGTTCATGGTCGTCCTTTCTTATTGATCTTATAGCTAAAAAGAACCCCCGGCTTTCATGCCGGGGGCCCCTCTTTCCTACCTGTCTTGTGGGCTGCGACTAGAATATCGTTTCGAGCAGCCAGCTGATGGGGCCTCTCTCGCGGTCGAACACCTTGCGAGCTACGATCTCGGCCCCAAGGGCAGTCACCGCGACTGCCCCTGTCCCTGCTGCCACCACCACCGCTTTTCCCTGCCATCCCTCCTGGTGCCAATTTCCTTTCAGAGTTCCCAGAAGCGACCTCGGCTTCCTCCTCAAAAGCTCGCCCGCGGCGGCGAGCACGCCAGCCTTAGTAGCGTTCTCGATGACCTTTGGGTCACCGATGCGCTCTGACACCTGGTCGAGAATATTCTCGAAGTCCGACTTCTCCTGCGCGGCGGGAGCGGCTGCCGCCCTGTCCTTGATAGACATCCCTTCCTCCTTTGGCCAAAGGATTTTTGAACCAAAAGATCATTCTTTTGGCTCAGAATCCTTATACCCAGCAGGGGATCAGATTTTCAGTTTGAGACGTCAGAAAGGCCCACTTCTGCCTCAATATAGCGATCTAGGGAGTCCGCATGACCATTGATCTTGTGAATGCGGGCAGATTTGATGGGTCCGAAGTTCGATGCCATCGAGTGCTCAAATACCAACGCCGCCTGGCTGAGCTGCTTGCGGGCCTTGTCCAGCACACGGTAGGTCTGCTGCATGCTGAGGTCGGTCCCGAACCGTTTACGTCGGCGGAAGTCTGTGAGTAGGTTGACACAGAGGTTGAAGATCGGTTTCCACGGGTGGATGTCTTGTGTGGGGCCGACCAGGCGTTGGAATTCGAGCTCCGTGAACTGGCACAGGACATCTGCCCAGCGCCTGGCCTGTTCGAAACGGATGAAGCGCGGGTTCTCCGAAGCTGCCACCATGGCGTCGGTGTAGATCTTTAGCAACATCTCTATGGGCTTATCTCGCAGGGCGGAGATCTCTAGACCTAGCACTTGCATGATGAAGTCCAGGCGGGATTCGACACTGTGGATACGGATCTTTACACCCTGGAGCAATTCCTTCAACGAGCTGGTGTCAACGTCCTGTTCCCGGATTTCCAGCATGGCCTGGATGTCAGAGCGCCGGATGAAATACCGTCGGCCCTGGCCTTTGAAGTGCCTACCTTTGAGCACTCCCTGTTTTATGTAGCGCCAGATCGTAGAGCGCCGGAGGCCAAGCATTTCGCAAGCTTCTTTTGGCTCCATGTAGTCGGCCAGTGTTGCCACGGGATTGATATCTTCACTACTTCCCATGTACGTTCTGCGCATGATACCTTACAGTATCAAGTGGTAGTAGTTGCAGCAAGATCCGTTGACCTCAGAGACCTTACCGCCTAGAATCAGCCTTGCGAGGTACAACATGCCCTATATGGATAGAGAGCTAGGAGCTGTTCCACAAGGAATCATTGAGCAAGCCAGAGCGCGCTCCGTAGACCCAGGTCGACTTCAGATGCTCGGCAAGCAGGCCGCGGCGCTGTACTCCAATCGCAGTACTCCTCTTTCTGATGCCGTGCTGGAAGTCATCAAGAGCGAAGATCTCGGACCCGAACACGCTCGTCGCGTGTGCGAATTCGCCAACCAGGCGGCGTTCCAGAACGAATGGGAGAAGGGTGGCAGTGTCCGTAACATCGAATTTGAGGGCGGCCCGGCCGACCCTTCAATTGTTCTGAAGGGCATGAATGATGGTGGCCAGCCCAATACCCATTACATTGACGACTACTCCTCTCCGCCCTCGGCCCCACGTGCGAGGAACGTGGAGGAGGAGATCTTTGGGAAGCACGCGTCAGTCATGACACCTCCTGGCCTTTCCGATCTCCAGGCCCTTCGCACGACCGCCATCGGTGCTCAAGAACACCTGATGTCTAAGATCTCCAGCCTTACGACACGCATGGAGTTGCTGAAAGAAGATCTCGCAGGTGAAGTCAAGAAACTGGTTCTGGTGGGAGAGCCTATCAGCAAGATCGCCTCCGCCTGGTCGCACTTTGGTGGTGAGCAGGACCTGTTCGACGGCATCTCGGCCGTTCGCAATCTGCTCACGAACCGTGGGGTCATGACCAAGCGCGCGTTCATCGAGAGCCTGCGCCAGCCGGCCGAGGTCGGTCACGAGCCCAACCCCGAGCATGGGGTGGTTGCTACCTACATCGAGTTTACCAAAACTGCAGATGAGCTGCGCCAGCTACAGGGTGCCCTCGCTGTTTTCGACGATCGCATCAGTGATATCAACGCCTCGTTGAAGAGCGCCATCTCTGGAGGTGGAAGATGAGTCGCGCACTGGACATCGCCTATGCCATCCTTCACAAGACTGCTGGAGCGGGGCGTCTTATTGGTGGTGCCTTTCATGGTTTGAATCGTGCAGGAAATGCGATCTCCAGACAACTGGAAGAGGCTGGTGTGAGGAGTGAGACTGCACATCTTCTGGCGAAAGCCGCCCCTTACGCTGTGACTGCTTATGGGGCAAAGAAAGCATGGGAGAGTGAGCCGGTTCAAAAGATCAGAGAGAAGGTCCACGAGCTTCGCCAAGGTGAACAAGGTCAAGAGGGATGACGATGGACATCAACGACATCGATCGTGAGTTCCGTATCTATCGCCTTCGTGAGCGCATGCAGAAGACCGCCGGCATGTGGGAGAATTTCAAGAACGCACTGACCAACCAAGCCATAGGGGGAATGGCGACCGCGACATTGGCAGCCGGAGCGACGGCCGCTGGTTATGGGCTGGGTAAGCTGAAGGACACGATCGTCAAGGGCCGAGCGATGAAGTCCATGCTGGAGGCTAACCCACACCTGGCAAAGCAGGACTCCAAGCAAGTGCACATGACTTTCAACAGTCTCTACCACATGAATCCAGACCTTGCTACCGATCCTCTGGTCGCGGGCTCATTCGTTACGCGCTCGATCAACAGAGTCGAAGGTGGGGACTCTTCCGGTGCCTACATCGACCCGTCTACCGCTACCCAGTTGACGAAGGGTAAGGAGCATGAGGACCCCATCATGCACGCCTTCCTTTCAGCTAAGCCGTTCGAGGAAAAGAAAGTTGACAATAGACCTAGCTTACACGAGCAGGCTCAGCTTAAGCAGTACGAGGCCCAACTGCGAGAGAACCCGCAATTGGAGTTCGGCACTGCACCCCCGAAGCCTGCGCCACCGGAGTCCCCGAGGCAGAAGGCTGAGAAGGCCTTCAAGAAGAAGTAGCAGATGATCAAACTCTGCCACTTCCCTGCCCACGATGAGCGGGGACACCAGCTGCTCGAGATCTTCCGGCACCCGGATCAGCTCCACCACTCCTATATGGACAAAGTGGCGAGCCCCTTCCTGCCGGAGATCAGAGAGTACCTCGACAGCCTGAAGCCGAACCCGAACTCCATCTACGCGCTGGTGAACGCGCTCGGGGCCTACGAGTACTGGAGCTGCTTCCCGGATGGTGCTGCGGTAAAAACCGCTCATGGGCGCATGCCCATCGAAGAGGTCCCTATCGGAGAACGGGTTATCACACACCAGAACCGCTGGCAGAAGGTTACTGCAAAGAAGCGGGTGGAGGCCGACTGGGAGCTGACTGGCCTATATGTGCGTGGGCTTCCCCAAATGGAACCGTTCATCGAAGCCACACCTCTTCATGAATTGTGGGTCGTGCCTCGCGAAGAGATGATCCGTAAGCGCCGGGAGCACTTCTACTACAAGAGCGGGAGTCGCTCCGAGCGTCGTGAAGCGTTCGTGAGGGAACTGGAGTTCGACTGGGTACAGATCGGTGAACTCCGACCAGGAGATTACATCTCACAGCCCTTCCCCCTTGAGGAAGACTCCCCCCTGGTAGAGCAGTGGGGGGCTCCCGAGATCGCCACCCTGGCTGGTATCTATGCAGCAGAAGGCTGCACGGCAGACAGGTACGACAGCGACATGCTGCCGGATACCGACCCCACGTCTTTCGTAATCTTTGTCATCGGGGAAGAGCCAGAAGTCGTAGAGTCGATCAAGAGGTGCGCGGGCAAGTTCGGGTACATTCCCTACTTCAAGCACACTCCCGAAACTCACTCGTACCGTGTCCAGTTATCCTGGGCAGACTTCGCTAGGTTCTGCCGTGACCACATCGGCCATGGTGCACTCAACAAGTTCCTGAGCGACGAGATCCTTCGCATGCCCAGGAGTTGGCAAAAAACGTTCTTCGACGCCTACTCCCACGGGGATGGATGCCAGCGCGGAGAGAAGAAAGGTCTCGACACCATCCGGTGCGTTACTGCTTCTATCCAACTGGCTCTCGACACCAGGCTGCTGCTGGCGAGGTTGGGGCTCCTATCCTCTGTGAGCGGGAGGCACAATAAGAAGAGCACCTGGTACAACGGCAACCCGACCTTCGAGTTGAGCGTCGGTGGTTCCCAGCTGCACGGGGATGTGCAGAATGTCTCTGGGTACCTGCACCCCAATGGCTACATCCTCTCTCCAATCAAGGAGGTCATGACTCGCCAGTTCAAAGGTTGGGTCAACGATCTACGGGTAGAGGAAGATCAGTCTTACACCATCAATGGTGTAGGTGTGCATAATTCCAATATCAACGGCGACGGATTTGAAGAAGAGTTCCTCATCCATCGCGGTCCGGTCTACGGCTACGAGACCTTCCTGGTCTACGCCAAGCCCTTCATGCACCACGCCAACAAGGACCCAGCCAGGGCATTCGGCGCGGTCGAACTCTCTTGCTACAACCCCAGCATGCACCGCGTGGAGCTGGTCGTTCGGATCGATCGCGACGCGGCCGAGCGGGTTGGGGCGCAGAGGGTGGTGGACAAGATCGACAAGGACATGCTGCCTGATACCAGCATGGGCACGAAGGTCCCCTACGATCTGTGCTCCATCACCACCGACTGGGATCTCTATAGGAAGGCCGTCAGTACCTACAAGCCAGACCAACATCGACATCCAGGCATCGCGGTTCTGCAGTTTCACAAGCAGGTCAAGCCCATTCGAGGGCTTTCGATCACTCGTGATGACTACAGCGACTACCTCAAGTTCCGGATGAACGAGATCCTCCAGGACGGTCGGAAGGTATGCGCCTTCAACCCCTACCCTCGGTTCTTCGACATCTCTTTCGTCTTCATCGGGGCAGACAAGACGTCGAAGATGATGGCCAAGCTGGCGGAGGCCAGAGGTCGCGCCATGGTCGTGGTGCCTTCGTCCTACATGGCGGAGCACTACGGCTATCGCGATCGGGAGGATGAGATGCCGGCAACGCACAAGGAGGGGTTCGAGAAGGCAGCGTCTGTGACGTCGGACTCCATCGAGCGAACCCGCCAGATGTTGCGTACCATCCGAGAAAAAAAGGCTTCCCAAAGCAAGCGTGCAGAGATTACAAAGGAAGTCGTGCCATCACAGTTCATGGGCAAGGCAGTACCGGTCCTGGAAGGGGCCGAGCCAGAGCTTCCGAAGGATGTTCTGGACGAGATGGGACACCACCCACTGGAGGAGTCCCTGTCCACGCCTACCATGATGGGGATCACGCTGAAGCCTCACGAGTTCCAACGGATCGTGCTCATTCGCTCTGGGAAGTCGGACCTTGCCGACGACATGGACGAACACGGGCAGGTCTTCAGCCCGACCCAGGATGTCGACCGAGGGACGTCCATCGATCCCCAGTTCATCAGCAAACTGATCGCTAGTTTGCTGGGACCAGCGATCGATGACCGCAGCGCCTTGGGCCCTCCCCTCACCCGCCGCATCATCCGTATCACCATCACCAAGGGCATGCCCCAGGAAGGGGGGCCCAGGGAGCCCATCAAAAACGATTTGATGGACAAGGTCTCTGCTGCTTATAATGGATACCGCGAGCAGCTGATCGAAAAGATCGCGGAGATGACCCAGCAGCTTTCCAGGTACCCGGAGATCCAAGCCGCCATCCATGGGGTGGAGATCGAAGATCTGTTCGCAGGGACGAAGACCGCGAGTGAGCTCAGCACTGCTGGCATCCTCGGCGTGATCCCAGCTGCCTACCTGATTTCCTCGCTGGCGGAGCAGAAGATCCAAAGAGACATGTACTCTGGCAAGGCTCCGTCGTACACGACGCAGTTCATTGCTACACACCCGAAGACCCTGGCTCTGGGTGGATTGCTGGGTGCACTCCACGTAACCGGGAGCAAGATGCCCAAGGAAATCCTCACAGGGGTCGTGGGCATCGGCAAACGAATCTTCGGGATGCACTAGGTCGACGAGAGAGGCTTCGCACCTTGAAGAAGTCGTCGCCGCATGGAGAAGGTAACGTAACTCTGATCCAAGGAGAATGAAAAATGGACCGTTCGTTGGCAGACTTCTACAAGACCCAGGAGAACCTGGGCGTGCTCAGTGGTGGATACACGGGAGAAGACCTCCAGAAACAAGCCGCCGCTGAATTCCTGGTGAAGCTCGCAGCCGAAGAGGGTGTCGATCTCAATACTCTGTCGGACACCGAGGTTGGGTCGCTCCTGGCCGAGGTAGAGAGCGGAATGATCGGCCAGACCAAGACCGCTGCGGCCGAGGAGACCGAGATGCAGGAGAAACTGGCCGAGTCCGACTTCCTGGGCCGTGCGATGGCACATGCCTATGTCGACGAGCTCGCCGCGATCGAGAAGCAGGCTGGGGTTGTGGACAAAGGCAAGGCTGCAGTGAAGGCGGTTGGAGGATTCCTCAAGGGCCAAGCGAAGAACGTGAAAGAGGGCGTGACTGGCATCACCAGAGAAAAAGTGCGTGGTCCGGGCTGGGAGGGCATTCATTCTCTTCCACTCAACCTGAAAGAGAGAGCCAAGAAGTTGCTCCCGGCAGCGGCAACGGCGACTGGGCTTGGTGCGGGAGCGGTTGCTCTTCATCATGCACTGAAAGAGAAGGAAGCAAAGTCTTCCAACGCACAGTTCGAGCAAGCTGCTATGCAGCGCGCCCAGGAGATGCTGGCCGAGGCGGGCTACGAGAAGCAGGCCGAGGACATCGGGTCGCAGGTCGAGGTCCGGGCACTCCAGATGTTGGAGGAAGCCGGCTACCCCGTGCAGTGGAACCAGTAACAATAACCGTCTCCCTGGAGGGGCTTCGGCCCCTCCGGGGTTGACAACCGTGGCTTGGGTCTGTGGAATACGTGATGCTGGCAGCGTTCTTTGATGAGCTTCAGAAGGTGGCAGCCTTCCCGCCACCTGCTGGGGCGATCCCAGAGAAGCCAACAGAGATGAAGACACCAATAGCCGCACCTCAGATCCAGCCCAAGGCTGTCAACCCGTCTACGAAGATGGGAAAAAGTACGAACTACACTAGATCCAATGTGGAGGCACCTGGTACAGATGTGGGAGTGGGTTCGGAGTTGAAGTCCACCCCTCCACCAGGCCAGGTCTGAAAAGGAGAACGAAATGCGATTGACCCTTCAACAGATGATCCACGGCGCAATCGCGGAGGCTCAGGAGCGCACCAAGCTCGCCGAGGTCGAAGCCGAGGCAGAGAAGGGAAAGGAGCCTCCTACCTCCGCAGAGGAGAAGAAGGAAAAGAAGGAAGAGAAGGAGGAAAAGAAGGAGGAGAAGGAGGCCGAGAAGGCCGGACACGTCTCCACCAGGACTGTTGAGAAGGTCGCCTCTGCGCTCGACTTCATCAACACCCACCTTCCCGCCATCGACTGGACGAAAGTGGCCGAGGAGCCACTCGTGGGTCCGGGCAAGGGTGAGACCTCGCTGGAGATCAACCTCCAAGGTACTCCCGGTGCTCAGAACTACGAGACAGGAGAGGCTGGCAGTGGTAAGCCCGCTATGCGGATCGGTTCGGATGATGTCGGGGCCAAGGACGGTCAGCTCGCTCCGGGCTCTGCCACGCCCACGGACATGAAGCACGTGCCGGGTGGCACGGGTGAGCAGCCGCAGCTGGTGGAGAAGAGCTCGGCTGTGCGTGCCCTCCGCAACACCCTCCACAAGATCGCCGCGATCGAGGAGGAAGCGGAGAAGAGGGAGAAAGAGAAGGCCATGCGGGCGGGCCGACATGAGGAGGAGGAGAAGCCGGAGGAGGAGCGGCGTGAGGAGCACGAGAAGGGGGAGGGTGAGGAGAAGGAGAAGAAGGAAGAGGAGAAGGCTGCCTCTGTCCGTCTCGTCCGCTCTCTCTGGAAGCAGGCCGCAGAGGAAGCCACCCACGATGGTGAGGACGCCAAGATCGGTGCTGGCCACGAGCCGCTCGTGAATCCGAACGCGAGTGCCAGTGGGGAAGCTGTCCCCAAGCTCCCGGGAGCGGCACAGAGCCAACGTGCTATGATCGATTCGCTCGAGAGAGCTATCGATTACGACAAAGGTGATGCGAAGGCGGAAGCCAAGCGACAGATGGGTCAGGTGATCGACGAACCAGCCCAGAAGAAGTCAACGGATCCGGTCCTTCAGAACAACCTGGATGCCACTGGGGAGGCAGGGGTGAAGATCTCCTCTGTCAAAGCAGCGGCAGCCAGGGCGTACCTCCGCAAGATCGCGGAGGCCGGTGAGCGTGAGGACGCTACACCGGAAGAGAAGGAGAAGGCCGAGAAGCTGAAGGCGGCCTTGGAGTCCAAGAAAGAGGACGAGAAGGAGAAGAAGGGCCAGTACGGCACGACTGCCGGGGCTGGTCTTGGTGGTGGTGGGGCGTCCTCTCAAGCTACCGGTTCGGCCCAGTAAGGAGGCACATGATGGAAAAGATCAGTTCTCAGAAAGTAGCTGCTGTCCTTTCCGCGGTGCCTACCATGCTGCGAGCCCTGGCAGCGGAGCGCGACGGCTTGCAGACAAAGCTAGCCGCCGCAACCGTGAAGATCCAGGACTATGAGCGTAGGAGCCGGATCAACGAGTTGGCGAAGGTCGCCACCGAGAAGAACATCACCGCCCTAGGTGAGACGATCGAGGAGAAGGTTGCCTCGATCGAGGAAGCCGTGAAAAAGGGCAAGAGTCTGGACGTGATGGAGGAGGCTGTGAAGATGTCTTCTCCTAACGGTCAGATTGGTGAGATCGGTGACGAGCTTGAGCCCGGCAACGGGTCGACCCAGCTCGAGTCCTATCTACTTGGGCACCTCGGCTGACGGATGCAGATCGGCGGAAACCGCTGACTGAACGAAGGAGAATCAGATGGTAGTTGAGAACTTCAGATTGGTTACACCCATCGAGTGGGTGTACCGGCGTGACTTGGCCCTTGCGGACAAGACGCTGGTGAACCCGAATGGGACCAATCCGATCCTCGATGGCGAATGGCTGATGTATGACAACGCCAAACACGCTATCAGGTCGGATGGTTCCTCCCTGTCCTGGGTGGTCTTCGCCGAGCGCGGCAGGACTGACGTCCAGGCCCTGGGCAAGGTGCCGGTGTTGTACCTGGGCAGGTACGAGGCCGACACCCTCATCTTTGACGCTGCCGGCTTGGCGCATGGTAACGCGCTGATGGTCGCCGACGTCACCTACCTCAGCACTACGAGGTCGGGTCTCAAGAAGCAGGCCAGTACCCCCCTGACGATCGGGTACGTCACCAGGATGCCGTCTGTCAACGGACAGAAGCTCCGCTTCTTCAACACGCTGACCTAAGGGTCGGGGAAAGGACAAAGCACATGAGTAACACAGCCCAAGTCCTTACCGAGCTCTTCAGCCAGCGGCTGGAGACCACGGAAGGCAAAGAGAAGATCGCCGAATACGGCGGCAACTACATCCGGGATCGTCTGCGTGAGGTGAGCTTCGCGCGGAAGATCCTCCCACCCGAGCCCGTGACCCGCGCTGACTGCCAGCGTTCGGTCAAGCACGACACCCTCGTCAAGATCGTGGATGTCGAGCCGAAGTCCCGCGCCATGGCCATCAGCTTCCGCGGACAGCCCAGCGCCAACTTCGTCCGTGCGCCCCGCGCCGAGATCCCCTTCTTCACCATCACCTCGGAAAAGTTCGAGAAGGTGGAGCAGGAGCTCCTGGCGTACGAGATGCCCATCACCAAGGTCATCGAGGACAACTCGGTGAAGGACATTCAGGAGATTGAGGACCGCGAGTTCCTTGTCCACATCGAGGCCGCGGTGCAGGCGCTCCAAGCCGAAGCGAACGGCGTAGCTGCCGCTCCGATCCTCAATGCCAGCGTCCTTCAAGGCGCGACCCCGCCGGTCGAGTTCTCGGTACGCAAGGGCGAGCTCGCCCGCGCGGCCCATGTCAATGGAAGCGTCAGTCTCCCGCTACAGAGACCGGACGTAGTCAACCTCTATAAGCTGCTGGACGGTCACCGGCTTCGTGCCGAGATGACGCTCCTCACCGAGGTCGACTGGGACGACATCCTGCAGTGGACGGTGGAGGACTTCGGTAACAGGCTGCAGTCGGAGACCACGACCGACGGGTACAAGTACAACACGCTCCTCGGGCGTGCGTACACCCGCACGATCAAGACCGACCTCCTGCGACCGGGCAATCTCTACACCTTCACCAAGCCGGAGTTCTTCGGGAAGTTCTACGTCCTGAACAACACCAAGTTCTACATCGACAAGATCGCGAACCTGATCACCTGGCAGTCCTGGGAGGACATCGCCCTGGGGATCATCAACATCGCGGCGGTGCGGAAGATGGAGCTGTACTCTGGCGATGCCACCCTGCACAACGCCGACTCGATTCTCTCTGCCGTCACTCCGATGGAAGAGGAGGATCTCGGCGCGACCAACAACCGCGTTGACCAGGGCCTGCATTACCCGGCCGTCGAGCAGTACTAGCTCGATCTGGGGCCCATCGTGGCTCACACCCTACAGGGAGCCCAGAGAGATCTGGGCTCCCTTCATCACTGCAAAACTTGCTTCTCAAGATGGCTCTTACGCCTGTAAGATATAGCCATCATTGGAGGTAACCATGCCAGAGCCGGTCTTCACTATCACCAACGTCGCCATGCACCCACAAACCAAGGTACGGCGCTTCTTCCAACCGGGCCGCGTGCGTCAGAAGCAGTTCATCGGACCGCATCGGCTGCTCCACAACGAGACCTTGCGCTTCAGCCCCCAGGAGTTCGAGAAGCATGCAGACTCCATCCTCGAGCGCGTGAAGATGGGGGCCTTCCAGGTCACAACCCCAGACGGTCAACTGATCTTTGCAGATCCCTATGGAGTGCTAAAGATCCGAATGGGGCAAGAGATCCGGGACCTGGACTACAAACCCCAGCCCAAGACCGAACAGGCGCAGGACAATCCCCCTGTGGACGAAGTCGAGGCTCAGATCAAAGAGATGGTGGCTGACCCCACTCCAGTCACCAAAGTCGAGCCGCTGCCTGTGATGGGGGAGCCTGACTTATCTGCCGCCTACCAGGCCCAGGTGACAGAGCCCGAGTCTGAGGCCGAGAAGAAGCACGAGTCGTCCTTCGGTGGCAAGAAGGGCAAGAGGAGATAGCCGATGCAGGTCAAGAACAACAGCAAGGTGCCGATCGAAATCGGCCACACCATTATCGCTCCCGGACAGGTTGCCTCCATTGAGGACACCTTGCTTTACCAGCCGCGAGTTCAGAGCTTGCGGGCGAGCGGGGACCTCATATTCCCTTTCACCGGTGAAACCGTTGCCTCTGTGCAGCCGGCTCCGGTGGAGCCGCAGCGAAGAGTGCTAGAGATCGTAACGGTGGTACCTCCTCCCACAGATAATGTGGACATCACCATGACGGAAGAGGAGAAGCCCAGGAGCAAGCGCAAGTGACCACCCAGCTCCAAGGCACGAGTTCGATCCCTGGGCTGTCTGACAAGTTCAACGCCTTTATCAATATGATGAGGCTGTGGATGCGGGACTACCCGCATCTGAATCGGCTGATCCGGGGTGAGGAAAACAGCAACCGACTGATTGCGTGGGCGGTCGTGGACTTCCTTTCGGATTTCAATGGCACACCACCGTTGCTGGGGCAGTACACGATTGAACAGCTGATGGACATGGGGTTCACTAGCCTGGCTCGATACGGGACAGCCGTGGCCTTGATTCAGTCTGTAGGGTTCTTGCAAACACGCAACCAGCTCAACTTCTCTGATGGCGGCATCAATGTCGCGATCAATGACAAGAGCCCGATGCTTTTGCAATGGCTCGACCGCATTCAGAACAAGTACGAGCAGGACAAGATCAAGATCAAGGTCAGTTTGAACATCAACGGTATCATCGGGGAACAGGGCGTGAACAGCGAACTGTATTTTATCAATGGTTTTTACGGTAGTCTGTTCCAATAAGGCCGTTGATAGCGAAGATCATGAAGAAGGTGCGGAAGGCCAGACGACGTTACGCCCAGTAGCGGAAGACCGCCCGCGGGCGGTTTTTCTTAGCTAGGAGACGCAAATGATCTACGTACAGGAATTCAAGAGCCGACAGGAAGTCCAGGACTTCCTCCAGGGCATCCTGGTTGGAAAGATCCCGGTCGACCCGTACAAGGGTGTGAATGTCCGCAATCTCGATTTGGTCTTCACCACTCCGAGCAAAACCGTGACGTTCCCCAATACCGTCGTGTGGGAGAGCGCCCGTCTCAATAACATCGTGGCCTACATCAACGACGCCATTACCGGTACAGGGCAGTTTACTGCCAGCGTTCGAAGCTACGGCTATGGCCAGCCGGAGAAGACTGCGACTATCGCGTTGGTGAAGGACAGTGACGTCCTGGCTAGCGGGACAGCGATGGCAGCGCTCGGGCTCATAGCCGGGACCGTGGGCGCAAACAAGATTAGCAAGACAGATTATTTGGAGCTCGAGCATAATGCGGTCTCCAATATCTTCTTTCTCGTCTACGACAAGTAGGAGCCGGTCATGTCCAGAACCCGAAACCGCGATCTAGAACACGCTCTTCACAGAGATCGCAATATCCCATGGGAGAAGGCCGCCGACTACTTCGTGCATGTGAAGCGTGCCAGCATCAGGAAGAAGGCCGACCTTGGCAATCCCCAGAGCCAGCCAGAAGGCGAGCGCATGGGAGGCTATGGTAGCAACTATGGAAAGGTCGACCCTGGTACTCTTCTTTCTGAAGGCGTGAGAGAACGCGTACGACCGCAAGCCATGCAGCCCAACATTCATGAGGATGAGGTCGGCATCAGCCCGGAAGAGTTGCAGTACGCGCGCTCTATGGGGCGCGTGAACCAGGACCAAGAGTTGTCTCAGGTCCAAGCTGAAAACGAGGCCTCTTTCTTACAGCAGAAGTTGGAGGAGACTTCACAGCGGGCAGAGATGGCTGAGTCCAGCGCAGAGCAGGCCAGCCAGCAGGCTCAGCAGGCGCAAGCGACCGCTGATCAAGCGACTCAACAGTTGCAGCAGACCCAGCAGGAGATGGGGGCCCAGCTCCAGCAGACCCAGACGGAGTCGATGGCTTCTAACGAGGAGCTCATGCGCCTGCGGCAGGGTATCCAGGACTACAGGCAACAGCTCCAGCAGCTTGCTCTCAGCGACCCAACAGCGCCACCGGCTCCTCCACAGGTTGACCCCGCAACTGGTCAGCCAGTGGACCCGGCCATGGCACAAGGACAGGCCGCTTCTGGCCAGGAGCAAGCCCAGGCACAGCCTGGTCAAGAGGTGCCCAAGCAGTTGGAGGCTGTCCCCCCGATGCTGGCACCTGGGTCCGGGGAGATGCCTCCGGGGATGCCTGGGCAGATGCCGCCTGGTATGGAACTGGGTGGTGGGCAAGAAGGCATTCCGGGAGAGATGGAAGAAGAGGGCATGCAGAGAGGGCTAGATCTCGAGAACATGCCAGAAGATGAGCTCATGGAGTTACTCGAAGCCATCCAGGGCGAGCTCGAGATGCGGGATCAAGAGGAAGTTGAGGCCAATGACATTGAGCACCAGCATGCTATGGGGATCGCTGAGAACGCCGTGGCTGCCAGCAAGAGCAAGACCGCAGGTGCGGCTTTGCATGAAGCCTATAATGTTGGACGGGCGATCTCGAAGTTGCCCAGAGAAAATCGTGGGAAGCTGGTGAAGGAACTGAAACCCTTACTCGGGTTGAACACCCCAGAGTCTATTGCCCTACACTTGGGGCAGCATCGGAACAAGTACCTGGCAGGTGCCAGCATCGCAGCAGGAACGGTGGCTGGTGTCGGCCTCCATGCTGCCCATCATGCGGGGAAGGAAGACAAGGGTAAAGAAAAGACCGCCGGTGTGACACTCGTTCGTCAGCTTTGCAGTGCGCGCCCTTTTGTTAAAACCGCCTTATCCGAGGAGCTTCTACGTAAAGCCTCGCGTAAGGCGGACACGCACGCGAACACGTTGATGCAAATGGCCAAGGTGCCACCAGCAGGTAGTGGACCTCTTAGTCGAAAAGCTATTATGTCTGCCGCGGCCGAGAGAGGCGCTCAATCAGAAAAGTTTCGTCAAGCGGCCAACAGAAAGCTCGAAGATACGTTGATTCGTGTATTTAGAAAAGTGAAGACGGCGGATGCGATCAATCTAATACCAAATCGCCGCTACGGAATCGAGACCGATCACAAGCCCGGGGCGTTGGAAAAGAATTCCGACGGCATCCCACCGCATGGGAAGGCCGCAAAGAAAGAACTCGGAGGAAAGCAATGAGCACCCTGAACGATTGGCTGAAAGACCTCTATGATGGTGAGCGGGAGAAGGTGGCATCCACATCGATTGAGGATGAGCTCATGAAAATGCCACCGGAGGAGCTGCTCAAGATTGCTACGACCGGCCACATGAGCCAGGAGCGGCGGGAGAGCCTGCCGGCCAAAGCCTTCGCTGTGCCCGAGAAGAAAGCCAAGAAGCTCGGGGTCGCGAGCGAGATCAAGGGTGAGGCCAAGGGCAAGTACCCGATCCCCGACCCCAAGCACGCACGCAATGCCCTTGCTCGTGTGGCCCAGCATGGGACGTCGGGTGAGAAGGCAGCCGTGGAGAAGAAGGTCCACGATCGCTTCCCCGGCATCGGGAAGGAGGCCGAAGCCAAGCTCGCATGGGCCGATATCTGGGGCAGGCAGCTGGCCCAGATAGAGACTGACACCACGAAGGTTGCTGGGTTTGGCCAGAAGATCAAAACCTTATTTGGCGCGACGGGAGGGAAGAAGACCGCAGCTGAGCTCGCAGCTCAGATTCGTGCCCGTAGCAGCCCCATGGCACGCATTGCGGAAGCCGTGAAGAAAGGCAGCGCTCACTGTGGAAAGATCGCTGACATGGAGGCCCAGGCTGACTTCACCTCGCCCGAAGCCCAACAGAAGGCCAAAGTCCTGAGTACCGCGATGAAAGCCACGAAGGGAGCCCCACCCCACGTGCGGAAGGCGGCGGTGAAAGTCACTGCCGAGAAGCTGAAGTCGGCTGCAGCGAAGTATGCAGGACCCGACTGGTACGACCGGCAGATCCAGGCAGTCCAATTGGCAGGAGAGAGCACCCCGCTCCAAGCAGCCACTGGTGGCCTGGGACTTGGGGCGCTGGGGGCCGTACTCGGCCATGCCCATAGCGGTAATGCTGGCGCTTTGGCCGGAGGTCTCCTGGGTGGGGCGGGCGGTGTTGGCCTAGGCATGTTGACCTCTCACCTCAACCGGAAGAGGAGAAGATCGGAAGAGCACACGTCTGAACTCCAGTCAC